TTACAACGAGTGTGCATTATGTTGGAGATGCGAAGGGACCGAGCCAGGGTGGTTACCAGACGACAGGTGTTAAGGCGAAGAATACGGCCAGACAGTTTCAGTCGGATAATGAGATCAAGGGTAATGCGGGACCTGCATCAGTTAAGGCACCGAAATCATATACAGATGCTTATAACACGACAATTAAGAGTATTAGGGAACAGGTGGCTGTTGGAAGAAAACCGGCGAATTCAGGACCAATACAGATTGTTTCAAAGGATGATATTAATATGAAGACGACGCGTCATGGAGATATTGATAATGTGAGAATAGAAGATCGCGGAGTAATGAGCACAAAGGTTTATAACAGTATGCCACAGGCGAATTTATTTGGAGAAACACATCAGAAGGATACACTTCCAAATAATCCTATCGGAGTGGACAGAATTAATCCGGATCTTTTGAATGCATTCAGGAAGAATCCTTACACACAATCTTTACATAGTTATGCATTTAATTAGTATGAAAAAGTATAAAATATTATTTTAGGGATTTCATAAAATAATATATTCTTATTATATAATGTCTTCAGCTGAACCAGGCCCATATATTCCTCTGTGTGGAGCAGTAGGAAAAGAAAATTTTAATGTTTGTAGTCAATATCCAGTAAGGAAACTGATTGTTGTAGGTGATAAAGTAGTTCCAATTTTTCTTTATAAGAGTCCTCCAAATGCACCTCCACCTACATCTTAAACAAATAGAATTGAAAAGATAAGGGAGATTAGGAAAAGAATCCATGAAGTAATTTTTAATCCACGGGGAAGAGATGATTGTGAAATATTCGAGGAAAAAGAGGAGATAGAATTATTTGAAATGTAGGAGTTGTTGGATGGAGGAATTATTTCTGGGGAAATATCTTTATTTTGAGAAATATTGTTAAAAATACCATTCTTATTCATTCTACAAGATATTTAGAAAATATTTATAAAAAATAAGTATTATTTTTTATTAAATTTTATTTTTTATTACAATGGAAGAAAACAATAATTTCATAGATGCCAAATCAATGTACACCAAACAATTGATTAGCTTAATATTTCAGCCTATATATGAAGGTTTTATGAGTCTTTATGAAGAGGCAAAAGCCTTTAAAGAAGATACGAAAGATCCCGGATATGATGACTATAGTGAGATTCAGGTTTTTCAAGACTACTTACGAAAGATCCCTAAATGGAACCAAGACATTATTGATAGCGAGACCAAACGAATTGTCCAAAAAACAAGATATAGTGTAGAAGAATACGAACTTCTTTTGGAGGCAGTTTTTGTCAGCAATTACAAAATTTTATCATCTGTCCGCATCAAAAATCCTAAAACTAATAAAATTAATTTGGATATTCCAAAACTAGAGAGATTTATTCACACTTGTTACAAAGAATCTAGTCGAGAAATATATCAGAATGCCCTCCTCTTTGACAATGAAGATGTCACCTCAATTGAGAAGCAGAGAAACACCAGAGAAGTTGTGAAAATTATTAAGGAAGGAATTGAGGAAGCCATCAGAAAATTATTGCCTATGGACAAGATTATCACTGCTTATATGGGTAAAGTGAAAGATACTGAGATCACCGAAACAACTGAGAATACAATTGTTGAAGGAGAAGAACGTGATTTTGAGAAAAAATTGTTCCAGAATTTTACTCGGGACACTCTTATGATGAATACAAATGATCAGGAAAGTACTTCTAGAAGTGAAGAGGAAACTACTGCTGTATCAAATGTAGAAAAACCTGAGGCGGTTGTTCCAGAAGAGGAGAGTGAATCAAATGAATCTGAAGAAGTTAATATTGTAAATCCAGAGGAACATGTATCGGAAAGCACTCCTTCAGTTCTAGATCAAATGCTTTCTGTTCCGGTAGAAGAACAAAGTGGAGGAGAAGTTATTCAGAATTTGGAAGATGTTCCACAGAGGAATGTAGAAGAAAATAAGCAGGCTGATAATATACCAGCGGATAATAATTTGCAGGCTGAAGAAAATTTAACTGTTGAAGAAAGTGTTCCGGAGACACATTTTCAGCCTGTACAAACTGAAATAGTTAAAGACATTATGGAGAAGAAATTCAGATCTATTGAGTCAACGGAAACGTCAGCAACAACGCAGGAAAATGATAAGCGGATTAGAGTTGAGGGACGAATGATGAGAAATAAGGAAAGACGTCGAATGGAAGAAGAAATGAGAAAAAGAGCAGAGGAAAAAAGGATGAAACAGATGGAAGAATTGGAGAGGAAATTAAAGGAAACTCAGAGAACTCAACAATCACAACGTGGATCATCTGATAGTGATTCTCATGAAAACACGGTGAATAATATTGCTCAAGAGGCATTTGGTTCGGATTCATATAGAAAACCATTTAGGTTTTATGATGATGCGGAAACATATCATGAGGAGACAACCGAGCTTTAGCATAAAATATTCGTTATAATCTTAAATTTTTTATCAGTAAAAAATTTAATGGCACTGGGTGATTTTATTAAGACTCCTATTGGATTTGGAGTGTTGTCTGGAATAGTGATGTGTGTACTTCTTTTTATTCATGATAAGTTGCTAGTTAAGGGAAATGAAGAGAAGAGTGGTTTTGGAAATTATTTTAAGATATTTTTAGCTGGATTTATAACTACTGCTCCTCTTGTGTATTTGTTTTTTAACAAATCTCTTGAAATTAGTAATCCTCTTGGAGGAAGTGGTATTAAGCCTCAAGAGGGAATATCCTCTGATGACGTTTCATCAACATCTATACCTCCATCTTTAAAAAAGGTAATTAAAAAAGTACATAACGATGTACCTGATTGGTAAATTATTCAACAAAATTACTGATAATTGCTTTAAATGATTCAAGGTAATCATTGTTAGTATCGCTTTTTAAAAAATTTTCGTTTGGTGTATTTTGAAGAAAAAGGGTTGAAAATCCAAAATAATCTATTTCGGATTCGCATATTATATAAAAGTGGCTTGAAACATCCAAAAATACTTCAATATTTCTTTTTCCATAGCAATTTGTTGAAATAAAAACCCCCAGTTTATTTTCAGTTACTCGGAATTCACAACTTAATTTTCCTTTTCGAAGAAGTTCTTCAATATATGGTTTGAACAAAAGCGCAATATCTTCATGATATCCAATGAATTGGTTAAATTTTGTGTTCAATCTAAGTAAAAATTCAGCTAAATTGTAGTATAGAAATTGATTTTCGTCTTTTTTAATAATTATTAAATTTTCGTTGGTTTTAACAAAAAATTCGAAATCTTGATACATAAAATTTTGGAAGTAGGGAAAAAATATAGTATTTGCCACTGGTTTGAAACTTTTGTAAAATGGATTATTTTTTTTACTTCTTGTTGGGGGAGTTTCAGGGTCTACTTCCATTAATTTTTGGAATAGATATTATAATTACAGAAAAATTCAATTTTTTACTGGGATGCCTAAAACATAGCCTTACAAATCATACACTTGAACCCAAAATTCTTGTAACAATCATAGCAATAATTCGATGTTGAACAGCCGTTTGTTGGACATTTGCTCATCTTAAGGAATGTGGTTTTTTGTTCAAAGCAGGCGCCACATTCCCTTTCGTCACATTCGATATTTTCATAGTGATCCGGGAAGAGATCGGGGAAAAAGATATTTTGGAAAAGATTTTCTCCATCAATTATTTTCACCAATTTTCGGTCTTGTCCAATTGGAATATAGAACAAAATTGCATCTAATCCATAATTAGTAATTATGGGTTTCATGTAAATGAGACCACTGATCAGGGAATGAAGGAATTTATCTTCAATTGTCTCTTGTCCAATCGAAGAGCTGAATATTAATTGTCGAATTGAGTTTCGGAAATGGTCTTCCTCTGAAATACCCCGATTATCAATGCAGAAACTTTTGTAGGCTTGGTACCATCCAAGAATTTCCATCATAAAATCGACTTCGTAGCCAGAAACGGAAATTTTTTGGAGATATGGAAGGATGTTGAAGAGGCAGTTAGTAATACTATATTCTTTCTCAACTCCATTTGAAAGAACAACATTCAGGGAATCATTACCTGATACAATCGTAAGGCCATTGGCGAGTGTAAGCACTTCTTTGTAGTGATGTGTCCATGGATGGAATCTGTCAAAAAAAGAGAAACTTTTGTTGAGCAAATCGATAACGAAAAAAATTTTGAAAACTTGTTCGTGACACCTGAAAAAAATACTCAAACTGTAGAAAGATTCATTCACATGATCTAGGGAAAAAACGAGACCATTCTCAAGGTAGTTATTCAATTCAGAACGATTCAGATTAGTGTCATTACGTTGGGAAAGATCCATAAGGATTCGAGAAACTTCATGTGAAGTATCCATATTTTCCGCCTGATTTTTCCATTCGTTCGTCTTGATAGATGGATTCTCAGAAATAAACTTGCATTGTGCAAGAACGACTCCGACAAATTTGTGTTGTTGTGTTGAAATTTCTTCAAGAAAATTGAAGAAATTTATTTTTACAACGAAACCATCTTCGTAATGAATATTGAAATCCTTTTGGAAGTTTTCGAATGAGGTAATTCTAGTGTTTGCCATTTTGTATCCATATATATATATCTTGTGTTGGAAGAGTTCACTATCAATTTTTTGTATTATTTAGAAGTTGTGAAATATGGAGTTTTTTCCAAATCTAATATATGGATACTGAAAATGATTTTGTGGAAATTGATAAAAATGGAGAAGAAATAATAGTTGTTCCAAAAAGAGATGGTTATCAATTAGGTTTAAGTCATTTACCAAAAACAGTGAGTAAAATGGAAGAAAATACTCAGCCAAGCTATTACGGAACTTACGAAAACGATTATTCCAAACTAAAGAAAAATGAGATCTGGTGGAGTTTTCGTCTTAAAAGAATTTGTTGCTGTTTGTAGTATTTTCTAAGTTTTTATACAACAATAATAATAATCATCAATAAAAATAATTTTATTTTTTATTGAACGACTCATAGTGCACGCTGGTATTTTTTCAGATTCCGCTACTTTTGCTATTGTTTCATAATTTGCGATAATATCAACATCTTTTCAGTTTCATCAAAGTACTGAATAGTGGTTCGTATATTTGTAATATTCAAAATTTCAGCAATATTTGATGCACAAAATAAGGGATTGTCGTGAGTTCCATTTATTTTTATTGGAATATGAAAATTATTACACGTGAAATCTCTAACTTATTCCATAGGCTGTATTATAATATAATACAGCCTTTTATTTACATTGATTTATTTTAATTTTTTTAGTAAAGGCACTTACTATAAGTTATACCTTTTATATTTATTAATTTCATCAATAAAGAAAGTGTGTAGGACTTAAGACCCCCTTTTTTGCATATTTTAATCAATACTTATTGATGATGAATTTTTAGAGAAAAAATCATATTTTTCTCTTTGTTAAAAAAAATTATGAAATCTTCCATAATTTTATGAGAATACATCCCTTACCACAACCTCTAATAATTCATTTTCCCTTATCACAAACGCACTTTTTTTAAAAATTGTACAATAAATTGGGTTAATTTTTATTGAACATTTAGGATAAATTGTGAAAATAAAATCTATGTATTACATAAATGAATCTAAAATTAAGGAAATTCGATATGGCATCAATTAAAGATGATAAAGTTGTTGTTTTCATTGGAAAACGTGAAACAGGTAAATCTTTCTTGGTGAAAGATTTGTTATGGCATCATCGTGATCTTCCAGTTGGTACAGTAATTAGTGGTACTGAGGGTGCTAACCAGTTCTATTCTAAAACGGTCCCTCCTATTTTCATTCATGATGAATATACTCCCGAGATCATAAATAATTTTGTGAAGCGACAAAAAAAGTTAGTGAATAAGCAGGTAAAAGGTGAGCCGGGATACACGAACATTGACACCCGTGCATTCCTAATTCTCGATGATTGTTTGTATGATAACTCTTGGGTAAAAGATAAAAATATACGCGCTCTTTTTATGAATGGAAGGCACTATAAGGCATTTTTTATCATTACAATGCAATATGCGCTTGGTATACCTCCAAATTTACGCACAAATGTCGATTACGTTTTTATTTTACGTGAACCTTATCACAGCAATCGTAAAAAACTTTTTGAGCAGTACTGTGGAATGTTTCCAAATTATGAATTTTTATGCAATGTGATGGATCAATGTACAGAAAATTTCGAGTGTTTGGTGATCAATAATAATGCGAAGAGTAATAAGTTGGAGGATCAGGTTTTCTGGTATAAGGCGGAGCCACATCCAGATTTTAGGTTGGGAGCGGAAATATTGTGGAAACAGGCACAAGCGATGAGCTCACACGATGATGATAGTGATGATGAAAATAATGCAGACTTTATGTCAAAATATAATAATAGTAAGAAGAAGAAGGGAATATCATTTGAGGTTAAAAAAACAAGTAACCGATAAATTTTTTTATCTCTTATATATTTAATGAAAGAGAAGAATAAAAAATTAAAAAAAGGAGGAAGGATTGAAAACAGTAATAATAATATGAATCAGGGTAATAATAATAATGGTGTTGGTATCCCTGTCACTAAAATTATTGATGAAAGAAAAAAATATAGTGCTCAAGAAACAAGACTTAAGAATATGAAGTGGGGGATGGGTCTTGAACATGAAGCTCAATACTTTTATATCCCTTCTACAAGTACGAGTCGGTACAAATTAGATAGCATCGTCATTTTCAATTCTTTAGATCCTTTGACAGAATTACTTGATGATACTAAATATAATTTAACGGAATATGATCGTAATATTTTATTGAGTATTCAGTATGAAAAAACTGGTAGGAAATGTCATGGAAAAATGGTACTTGAAAAAACTCCGGTAACTATGCCTGAATTTATTACTGACAATCCTTTTTCAAGTCTTCAGAATCCAAAAAAAATTTATAATTATTTTCTTCAATTGCTTGAAAGAGAAAGACGTTTTTATGAACTAATGCACATGCATAAAGGAGTTAGTGATTTTTTAGTGAAAAATGAACTGGATATAGGTCAATATCCTTTTGGTATGTGTTCAAAGATTCAGGTGCGAAATGATTATGATGGAGATTCCTGGATATTAGATAAAAAAGAATATGTTGATTATTGTGGTAGTTTTCATTACACAATAACTCTCCCATATCCCGATAAAGAAAAATACACTGAAGAGGATGAAAAAATTTTTGTTGATCGTCATTATAATTTCGGTGCGATGCTTCAATGGATAGAACCATTATTACTATCTGCTTATTTTTCATGTGATCAAGAAGCAGTGGGAACATTGGAGAAGAAGATTAGGGGAAGTTTCCGAGTGGCAAGAGTTGGTTGGGGAAATTTTGCGGGAAGTGATATGAGAAAGAAGGGAGAAGGTGTTGGAAGATATGCAGATGTTTGGCCATATTGGAGAGAAGATTTTCGATTTTATGAGAGCGATGTTACTAAAAGTTGTTTTCCTCCAAATCCAAAGTTAAAGGAACCTCAGGCTGTATCTGCATTTAGCTCAAATATTAGAACATTTGGTCCAAACCCGGAAAATCCAAAAGAACGATTTTCGGGTGCACCTATGAAAATTCCAAATGGCGTTGAAATAAGAATATTTGATCATTTTGAAACTCTCAGTTTATACTCTCTATTACAAATAATTATACTAATCGCCGCGAATAGCACTACAACAATTGTAAAGGATTACGTTTATGAAGATAAAGATTGGATTGATACATTACAGAAAATAATGTTAGAAGGATGGAAGGCAGAAATAAGTCCAGTATTTTTGCAGAAATTGGAGGATGTATTCCAAATAAGTATTCAAGATCTTAAATCATATAAATCTTATGATATTTTGGTTGGAATAGTTAAGGAATTATATAAAAAGAATAGGGAGAATGACATTGTATTTTTGATGTATGGAAAAAATAAAGAACCAAAAATACCACAAATTAATAGATTTAGTTGGGAATTAGCATTTATGTTAAAAATAGTAAATGACAAAAAAGTATATGAAAAATATATAAAATTTTTGACTGAAATTTTAAAGAAAAATGAAGTAACTGATTTCTTAGAATTAGTAACAAAAATTTTTGGAAAAGAATGGAAAAATAATCGTGAAGATATTTTATATTTTATGCTTGGAAAATCATTGATTGAATTAGATGATAGTGGTAAAAAATACAAAGTAAATGCAGAATATATTGAACAATTTCATACATTAAAAGAAATTGAACAAGAAATAAGAATACAATTTAACTTAAACAAAAATTTTCAGGATTTATTTACTAAAAATAAAAAGAAATCTTTTTTTAGTTACGAAGCAATTTCTAATCGTTATAAAGATTTTTTCCATAATG